GCGACGGCAGATAAGAGCAAGCTATCGGAACAGGACGCAAAAGATTTTGAGACCGAAAAATTCTGGCATCACGTAACGATCACGGATGTGCAGAAGTATTGCAATACCCTACTTGAAATGAAATAAGGCATGGCAGAAAACGCTACCGTTAAACTTAACATTGATTTAGGTACGCTAAAAAAAACATTGAGCGATGCATTCGCGTCAATCAAAAAAATATCTGCATTAAAACCTAATGTAAAAGTTGGCGTAGATTCTACCGAAGTAGACAACGCAAAAGATAAGGTAGCGGGATTATCAGGCGAACAAACGGTAAAAATCGATGTTGATTTAGGTGAAGCAGATAAAGCGGCGCAAAGTTTAACTGAAAAGTTTACAATAATGCGCGGTGCTATTGCTGCCGCAATTGGCACGGTAGCGGTCGAAGCCGTAAAAGAAGTAGGTCATGGCCTTGTCGAAGGTGCAGTTGCTGCTGACCAATTCGCAGATTCGCTTGAGGTAGCTTTTACAAAACAGGGCGTTGCCGACGTTGCCGCAGAAATCGAGCGAGTTTCTGAATCTACACTTAAACTCGCAAATAATCTTGGACTGCCAACAGAGCGTACTCGTGAACTTGCAGTAGCTGTTGCATCTCTTGGCGGCTTTACTGGGCAGAGCGCTGATGACCTAACAAAGTTATCTGCTGGAATAGAAGTATTTACAAACGGCGCGGTCAAAGGCGAAGCAGTAGCGAAGGCATTTTCGCGCGGTATTAATGATCCAGAAGCTGTTGCTGCTATTGATGCTTTATCAAAAAAATATCCGCAATTAGCCGAAACATTAAGCTCCAATCTTGCACCAACTGAAAAGTTGGCGGCAGCGAATGAGCAATTAAAGACTTCATTTTCTGCTGTCGCAGCCCAGCAAAAAGGTTTAGATGGAATACTTAATACTGTTCAAAACCAGTACAACGAGGTTCTTGAGAAAGTAGGTACAGCGATAGCGGGTGCACTTGCTCCGTTGTATGAGCAGCTTGCACCATTGACTGAAAAGTTAATGCCGCTTATTGAAGATGTACTATCTACTTTAACGCCTGTAATCAATCAAATAGCAACTGTTGCTGCTGATCTTGTCAAGCAATTGATGGGGCCGCTAATGAATCTAATAACCAATGTTATTGGGCCATTAGCAGGAATGATTGCAAAGCTAATACCGCCTATTCTTTTAGTAGTTCAATCGGCACTAAACCCAATGGTAGATGTGATTGAAATACTTGTTGAAACATTGGTGCAATTAATACCGGCAATAATGCCGCTCATAGATGTTATAGTACAATTGCTGCCAGTTATAGCTAATCTTGTGGGGCAATTACTTGAGGGTCTAGTACCTGTTATCAAGTCTGCTGCAAAGCTACTTATTACACTTGTAGAGGCGATCACCAAAAACAAGGTAATCATGGCAGCATTAGAGCTAGTGCTTAACATAGTAGTATATGCTCTAGATAAGTTAATTGGTGTTGTAACATTTTTAGCTTCTGCCTTATCTGGCATTATAGATGTTATATCCGTTGTCATTGATTACATCACAAATCTTATCAATGCGATAGCATCATTTGATTTAGATGCTATTAAGAATGCTTTGTTAGGTTTGGATGATGCTAGTGCAAAGACAACAGATAATATCAAGAAACAAACAGAAGAAACAGACAAGGCGAATGCCGCAACTGGTAAGCTAACCGATTCTACAAAGAAAGCGGCGAAAGCTAAAAATGAAGATGCAGACGCAGCGAAAAAAGAAGCGGAGGCACTTGCAAGAGTGCGTGAAGCTATTGCGAGTCTGACATTAGAACAACAGAAACAACGTGAATTGACTGCTGCAAATCTACTTGCAGATGATGAAGCGCGAGCAAAGGCACGGGTAGCTATTGAAGAAAAGTATGCTGTTATAGGATTAGAAAATGACCGTAAAGCATTAACATCAAAAGGTAAACTACGCGCTGCAGAAGAAGAGCTAATTAATAAAAAGATTGAAGTGCTTAAAGAATTCAATGTGCAGCGTATAGCTGACATTGAAGCAAAAGCCAGAGCAGCGCAAGTTAAAGCAGAAGAAGAACAACAAAAGCGTATTACTGACATAACAAATAAGTTTGCAGTTCAAAAATTAGAGAGATTGAAGGCACAATTAGCTGCTGGCAATACAAGTATTGCAAATGAGTTGATTTTGGCGCAGCGATCAATTATCGAGAACAATCTTGCAGCTGGTATTGATGCTATCATAGCACAAACACCGCAGTATGTAGAAGGCATTAAAGCTCTTAACGCTAAACTTGCACAAGGTTTAGACCCTGCCGAATACAAGAAGCAAGCGGCGTTATTACGTCAGACGATCTTTGCTGAATTGCAAGCTGCGCAAGGCGATACTAGCAATATCTATGCTCAACAGATAAAGGCTGCGTATCAATCGGCTGGGGATGAGATAGGCAAAGGTACGGCAGATGTTGTACAGCTTATTCGCAAAGAGCAAATCAAGCAGGCGGGCGAGATATTTGCGGATTCTTTACGTGGCATTGGTGAAGCTCTGCGCTCGGTAGATTTTGCCGCTATTTACGGTGATGCTGCGAAGAATGCAGCACAATTAAATAAAGAGCAAGAGCAGTTGATAGAAAATTTACAAGAAGGCAAATCTACATATCAAGAGTCTGTCGATGAATTAGCACGCATTGCAGGCGCGCAAGAAGGACAGGCATCAGCATTTGCAACGGCAATAGCAGCTTCATTCAATGCAATTGCAGAGCAGCAGATTAAAGCTGCGCAGAATGGGATTACTGCTGTTAATCAGGCATTAGAGCGACGCAGACAAATAGCATTAGAAGAAGTGAAGCTAGAGCAGCTTAAAGCAGATCAGATTAAGCAACTGCAAGATCAGGGATTGCAAAATAAAGAAGAATATGAAGCTGCGTTGGCTGCTATCGAACTCAAATATCAACAGCAAAAAACAGCACTCAAAAAAGAAGATGAGAAGCTAGCGCAAGAATCAGCGGAAGTACAGAGCGCTGCACTTGACCAGTTAGCCGTATCAGCGGGTGCTGCTTTTGCATCTCTTGTAGCGGGCGGGGAAAGCGCGGGCGAGGCACTCAAGAAAGTAGTCGGTTCGACTGTTAGCGCATTGCTTGACTTGTATACGCCATCTATTGTGGCCTTGTTTAGCTCGGTTATCCCTCCGCCATTCGGACAAATCGCGGGCTTGGCAGCCGTGCAAGCATTGAAAGCATTATTGCAGTCCGCATTATCGGGCTTTGAAGAGGGCGGTTACACGGGCAACGGCGGCACAAAGCAAGTAGCGGGCGTAGTCCACGGGCAAGAGTTTGTAATGACCGCAGAGACTACACGCAAGAACAGGGCGCTGCTTGAGCACTTGCATAGCGGCAAATCGCTTGAGTCATTCCCTGCTTTGCAGAAGATGCTTGCAGATAATCAGATCAGCACGATACCAGTAACGGAGCTACAACTTATGCGCTCCGAGCTTTCGGCTATTCGGCAGCGTCTGGACTCAATGCCGAATGGGATACAGGGCAACATGGGCGTAGATGTGCAAGTAGGCATGGACACGTATCTTTACGAGCGCGATCGCTCACGAATGATTGCAAGAAAGTTGAGAGGATAACATGCCAGCAAAGAGTAACTGGACAATGACGCTGTACGGCAGCAATACGGACACGGCAACAATACCGGCAACCGTGGATGCTACTTATGGTGGTGCTCTAATGTTGATTTCATCGCTTACAACAGCGACAAACAAAAGCGTTTACATACTTGCACCGCAATTCGACTATGTGTTCAACACAGGCACGCTTGAAGATGTGAGTGGCACGGTTATAGGATTTACGACACGGCGCATACAGTTCCAAATAGAGACCTATCCGTTTAGTTACGATGCAACAAGCGTTACGTTGGAACAGGATATGGAGGACATGATTACGCTGCTGAACATCATCCGAGATTTCAAGTTCTTGTACCTTCGCGTAGATGGTGGTTCGCGGGCTTATCCAGCGGCAACGTATGTCTATCCTGTAACGTTGACGTCTAACAACACGGCAATCAATAAGCAGTTTGGCAATCGTACTTTAACGCTCACGTTTGAGCATAGGAAGCGCAGCTAATGGCACATTATCGCATTGCTCGCACTATGCCGAACGGATGGCAAGTGCGGCTGGACATGATAAGCTACGACGGGGCATTTGGTGACACGATCGTACCGTTGCCAGAAGTGGTGCTGCTTGAAATGGGCGAGCTAACCGCAGAGTTTGATTCGCTGCCGTATGGACTTATGAATCCCGCTACGTTCTCATTTCGTCTTGTGTGGGATCAGCTTCCCGACGCAATGCAGACATACCTAGAAGATGCTTTTACGGAGGACCCGTTACTGCTTTCAGGGTACAAGCGCAACACGTGGTATCTCTACACAGATCGCGGTACGAGCGGCGCAACGTGGACGCTTGAGTTTGCAGGATGTGAAGACAACGTAGAAGCACTAGAATTGCAGCCGCTCGATAACGGCTTTTTCTCATACAACGTAGAGCTTGTAGACATCGCGTATTACTGGCTCAAGACAATGAACGGTAAGCAGTTCTTCAACGAAATAGGATTGATAATAGCCAAATCGCTAGGGCAGGTAATAACGTCAGGGCCTAATGCTTGGCAGATCAGACTCAACCCAAGCAATCTCAATGATCGCGAACAAGTGCAAGAGTTTTGGAGCGTTAACGCAGAAGGCAAGTTTTTGTCTATCGGCAATCTGATGGACACGTACTATAACTCGTCAAGCTACTTTGCCGAATCCTTGACACACGCCGCAAGCGGTGCGTTTGATAGCACAAATGCTTTGCGTAACCTGATGAATCACGCGGTAGACTGGTACGCTGCCGCTAGCGTTCAGAGCTTGCCGCGCAACGCTGACACTACAGCGCTAACAAATGCACAGATGTACGCGCTTGTAGAGATCACGCCGGTAGGTGATGCAACGGCCATAGGCGGCGTAATGGTGCAACAAGACAAGTACGGCATTGCTAACGCCAATACTACGGCATACGATGTGCTGCGTACGCTATGCGAGCAATCAGGCGTACGTGTTGGCTATCGCTTTACTACAAGCGGGACAGGATCAGGCACGGCAATAAACGTAGTGTTTGACGTTAAGATGGTAACGGAAGGCCGCGATCATCCGAGCAACGTAGACGCTACGCTTTCGTTGTCTAGTGCACTCACGTACTCAAGCATCACAAAGCGCGGCGATAACATCCTAAAAGCAGAAGTGCGCTACGAAACGGAATCAGACCGCGACGCTACGGATATTGTCAAGGTGCAGCGCGGGGCTAGGGCATCTCGAAGCATGAATATAGAGCCGCTTTTGCATAACATGCCGGTGCATATTCAGGACAACAACCCAGATGATAGGTGGCCCAAGTTCAAAGCCCCAATAAAGCAGACTAACCAGCTATACGTGCGTGGTAGTTATTACAGCGGTTCGCCTAGCAACTTTATCAAGGTGCATGAAAAGACGAAAATCAGGTACAGCTCATCGCAATTTGTTGAAGTAGACCCGGACGGACTCAAGAACCCAGTGCCAGCTAGTGATTTCAAGACGAACTCGCAAACTCAATCGACGTACTTCTTACAGATCAATGACTGCCAAGTTAACGGATGTATCACGGCTGCCTTGTGTAACCTGCTTTTAACGGTATTTAGCAATGAAAACAACGCTATTGTAGAGGTCGAGTGGCCTTTGAGCATAAGCAGTAAGGTAATGACGGATTATATCGCGGGCAAATTCGAGCTAACCAACGAAGCGGCAGATAAATTCGATAACATCGCATGGGATAAGGCAATGCCAGTATCAATATCCGTTGACTTGATAGGCGCAAAAGCTACGCACCGCTACTATATGGTGAGCGCATAATGCCAATAAATGATCCAATCAAGAA